TTCTCTAATTGTGGTGAAAGTATTCTTCGCCGTTTCAAGCTTCATATTGATATTAAGATTCGTCCTGAATTCAGAAATGAATTTGGTGGTCTTAAAGAGCTTGATGGTATGCGTTATGATATCTATGAAATCACTTTGAAGCGATTTTCTAGTATTAGCGCAGAGAATGGTGTTGAATGGGATGTTATCCCTCGTCGTGAATGGATTGGTAATGAAGATATTGTTGATCAAGATTTTCAATACCTTATGCGATTTATCGCTCGTGACGCACGAACTCATAGGGTTACACAACAACAGAAATATGAGCAGTTAAAGAAGGATTCTTCCACTAAATTCTGCAATTGTTGTGGTGTACCAACAACTCTGTGTTTGTGCGAGAAAGAGTTAGAAGCTCATTTTGGAGGAACAATTTACAATTATTCCTCTGATAAACTTTTATCTCTTAAACAATCACTTGAAGGCTCTCCCGCTGCCATGAAGCATTGTATCACCCAGAAATGGTTATGGTACACTCTTTATACAGAAAGGAAATCTTTTTGTCGTTATACCTTGCCTTTTTGGATTAGTATCTTGTTATTGATTTGTACTGGTTTTAATTTTGTTCGCCTTGGTTTGATTATTTCATTTGTTTTGTGTTTTTGGTCGTATCAAAGTATTAAGAAGAGGATAAATCAGGAGATTGATAGAAGATGTAATCTATTATCATCAGTTACACACGATGTTAAGCAACATTTCCAGATTAATTCTAGGAAATATTTTGCTTTTGGTTCTAGTTTGATTGCTCTTTACGGAGTTTATCAAATGATCAATCTTTATCGTAAATCTGATGAACCCAAATCACAAGATGTATCTACTTTTCTTGATGATGCTCATTTGGCTTTTAAGCCAGAAGATAATAGTATCAAGGATAGGAAAGGTGATGCTCGTGATTATGTAGAAGGTTTGAATCGTGCTCGTCCCATTATGGATAAGATGAGTGCTACAACCACTTCTGAGAGATTGATTAATACATTGATTAAATCTCAGCGTTTAGTTGTTATTAAAGATTCTAAGGGTAATAAGATTTCATCTGTGAATGGTCTTATGGTTGAGGGTAATGTTGTTATGATCCCAGCTCATGCAGTTCCACTTAATGGAACTTTTGACATTGAAACAACAACAAAACCTAATGAACCTTGTGCTAAGACTAAGGATCAGAGAATTACTGAGAAGATGGTTGAAGTTGATGAGAATAACGATTTTGCTCTTGTAGTGTTGCCTTCGGCACCATCTGCTAAGAGTTTAGTTAATTATTTCCCTTTAACTAAATCTGAAGCTCGTGGTTTTGCTACCACATTGGTACACAAACAACATGATGGACAAATGCTCTTTTCTAAGCAAGCTATGCGTCCTAATGCTAGTGCTATCACTTATAGTAGTTCTCAGAAAATTGGACTATTTGGTATGTCAAATAAGAAATATCATTTGGAGGATAATATGCGTGGTGAATTACAATTCAATTCTTTTCCAGGATTGTGTGGTTCTCCATACGTTGATTCCGAAAAAGCTATTATTTATGGCATGCACGTTGCTGGATATTCCAGCGGAAAGCGAGATGGATTTGGTAACATGTTGACACAGACTGTTATTCTTAATAGTTTGGATAAACTTAAGGCCAAGTCCCCATATCTTGTGACTCATAGTGAAGGAGAAGTGCGAGTAGATAACTATGGCTTGCCTTATTCTATTGAACAAGACACACCCTTATATGATCGTCCTGATGGACTCCAAGATAAGAGTGTTGTTAGTTACTTAGGAAAGGTAAAGCGTGATGGTTGTGAGTTATTCAGTAATGCACGTCCTCCTTATATCAAAACTGTATTTAAGGGAGTCGTGGAAGAATTTGGTCCTTCCAAATATCAACCTCCAACTAATCCTAATGCAGTTGAGAAAACTATGAAAACTCTAAATAAACTTACTGATCCAGTTCAACATTATGAACATGATGTGTTGAATCTTGCTATCAATGATTATTTAGAGGAAACTGTTTCCATTTTAGCTAAGCACCCTGAAGATAAGAAATTATTTAGAATTTATTCTCAGAGTGAAGCTTTAGATGGAACTTGTGATGGAGTACTTTCCGGTATTCCAAATGATACATCCTGTGGTTTCCCAATTAACAAATCTAAGAAACAAGTATTTGTTAAGGATGGAGACGACCCTTCTCTTGTCCAGGTACCCCGAGAATTTAACGATAATTTTGATATTCAATCAGAAATCGATAGTATTCTTAATGCTTGGAGTAATGGTCTTCGATCAGAATCTATTTATAAGGCTAGTAGTAAAGTTAATGAGCTGCTGCCTAATAAGAAAGCTCAAGATAAAGTAAGGAAATTCTATGGTTCTCCTATTGCAAATTTTGTTGCATCTAGAAGAGCTCTAGGAGCTATCCCTGAATTTATGTTGAGACACTCTGATACTACAGAATGTATGGTAGGTGTTAATGCGACATCTGACCAGTGGACTAAAGTTTACAAGAATCTAACGAGGTTCAATGATACTAATATGATCGCTGGCGATTTTGCAGGTTTTGACACCCGTATGGCTGCACAGATTACTACAGCAGCTGCTCACGTTATTGTTGAGTGGTATCGCGCTGCTGGTATGTCTGAAGCCGACCTCCAATTAGTTAAAGGTGCTCTATCAGATATTGTTCACCCCAATATCCTTATTGATGGAGATTTGTACCGCTTTGCTAATGGAAATCCTTCTGGAAATCTTATTACGGTTCAACTTAACTCAATTTGCAATTCAATTATGATGCGCTATTGTTATTATAAGATGAATCCTACGATTTCCACTCGTTTTGCACAGAATGTTGCTCTCATTACCTATGGGGATGATAATGCTATGTCTGTTGCCGAAACTTGTCCATGGTTTAACCATACTTCATGCCAAAATGTTTTTGCTGGTGTGAATATTGAGTATACTATGGCTGATAAAGGTTCTAAATCGGTACCTTATATTGGAATTGATGATATCTCTTTCTTGAAGAGAAATTTTATCAAGCACGAGACACTTAATTGTATCGTTGCTCCAATTGAAATTGATTCAATTTACAAGAAGTTTTACTATTTAAAGAAACCTTCTGAAAGCCCTCTTTCTTTTGAATCTCAATTCTCAAGTTATTGTGATGGTGCTTTCCGTGAGGCTTACTTGCATGGTCGAGCTTTTTATACCTCTTTCTACAATAGTATCAAAAATATTGTAGAATTGAATCCATCTTTGCATGGGTTCGTTTCCTTTATCTCTTATGAGGAAATGACTGAAGTCTTGAAACCAGCTTATTTTGGTTCCAAGTCTAAAGTTATTGAATTGTAAGAGACCTATAAGTTTTCTTCGAAATTCGTAAACTTTGAGCATAGCATACGAAATTTCCTTAAGTTCTCTGATTTACCCAAGATTTAAATTTTCTCCAGATTTATCTTGCAGGAATGAGACTTTT